AAGCGGCTCTTCCCCGGAAAAACGGAAACAAGCAGATTCGCTTTTTAGATACGACAACCCGAGCATTAGCTCGATCATCGAAGTAACCTCAGAAGGCACAAACCCTGGATCGAACGAACGTCAGTTGACCCTATCGACTGTTGGTGCGACCCTCCAGCAGTTCGCCAGCTTGGTCAAACTGTCTGACATTCTCCAGGCCACAAACCTGTTTGATTCCATGGCACAGGCCACGACTCAATTGGCAGAAGATCATGCGCTTCACGCGGATACATTGGTGCACCGTGTGCTCACGACCGGAACTACCTCCGGAACTGGCACTCTGTCAACCTCGGTCCGCTACGCGCAGAACAGCAACTCGACGGCATTCATCGCCGCGACAGCAGCCAACTCGGCCTTCACGGCACTCGACTTGCTCGATTCCGTGACGTCACTTCGGGTTGACAAGGCTCCTACAATCAAGGGCGGATACGTCCTGGTTGCAGATCCTCGTACTGCTCGTTCGATCCTCAACGATGACGACTATATCCAGGCGCATCACTATTCGGGCACGGACAGCTTGCTGAAGGGTGAAGTTGGCGCGTACTACGGAGTGAAGACTCTGTTGTCGCACAACATTCTGTCCTTCGGTTCTGCTTCTGCTAATGCCATCTCTGGCACTGCAGCTGCGTCCTACAACTCCAGCACAGCGCCTTTCTTGGCGAACATTGTGCTCGGTGACCAGGCATTCGGCGTACCTAGCCTCACTGGCGACTCGCCCTATAGCCCCAAGGTCCTAATTGCAGAAGGTCCGGACAAGTCCGACCCTCTGGATTTGGTAACCTCGGTCGCTGTCAAAACGTTCTACACCGCGGTTCAGTTGAACGGAGCGTTCTGCCGAGTCGTGTTTAGCCGTTCTGAAGTCAGCTAATTAACATGGGCGCGATCGTATTAATGATCGGGCCCTCGGCAAAGACTCGGGGAGGCAAAAACCTCCCCGGGTCCGAGCCTAAAAAGAAGGGGTCAAAAATGGCTAACACTGTAAGCATTCCGATCGAAAATCTAACTATCTCGCAAGAGACCGAACAGGCCGAGCCTATGGTCGGCGATATGGTAGAATTGACCGGAGAAGTTGTTGAAATCAAAGAAGGCGTTGCCATGGTTCGCGTCAGCGAGGCAGAAGGAGAGATGGAAGAAGAATCTCCAGAAGCCGAAACCGAAGGCGAACGTCTCAGGAATGCAGCCGTCGAGATGGACGGGGGGGAGAGGATGGACTGATGCCACTCTACGAGTACGAAGACAGGGACACCGGGGGCGTTGTAACGCTCGAGCGTCCGGTAGATGAAAGGGACAATGTCCCAAGTAAACTAAAACGACGCAACTTTCCCTCCAGCTTCAGACTTGTTAACTGTGGTTCAGACCCAGCACACCACCCAGCGGCCATGGACGGTCGCAACATTCTTAAAGGTTATCACGCACTAGAACAAAAACTCGGCTCAAAGTTCCGCCCAAGACATAGAGCCGATACAATCAAACAAGTTTGGGCAAAACATAGGAAATTAGATCCATGAGTGACATCAATCTGCGCCGCGAATTGAAAGCAAAAGGCAAGCCCATCCGGCTTGACTCAGCCAAGGAAACAGTTGCCGTCGAGTTTATCACGACAGCGACCACAGGAACATTTGTCTCGGGTACCTCTACCCTTGGCATCACAGTTCGGCTGAACGGCACTAACTACAAAATCCCGGTCTACAGCTAATGTCTGCAGAACTAGATCGTTTTGGAGCTAGGAACGGTTTTACCGTTGGCACCACAGGCGTCTCCGGACAGGCATATTGGGCAATCCAAATGCTGGCCGACACGACCTTCAGCGCCATTGCAGGAGACTTCGATGGCACACTGACAGGCGTGACGATCGGTTCCGGAAACATAATCTACGGACAGTTCAACAGCTTCACTGCTGGAACTGGACGTGTGATCGCCTACAAGGGCTAATTACCTATTAGCAGTCAACCCGCCAAAGGTTCAAGTCCTTGGCGGGTGATTGCATTGTAATTTTATGCCAAGACTATCTCTAGGACTAGGAGTGCAAAACATCCGCAAGGTTGGTGGAGCCGCACCCAGCGGGATTCCTGTTGCTACCACAAACACGATCAATGTTGTTGATACTTTTGGATACAATGGAACAATAGCTTTATCGAAAGTCAATAGTACACTATATTCTGCTAGCGTCAACTTTACTTATGGAGCAGCTTTCTGTGAGGCCATCTCTGGATATGTGGATGTGGGCATAGCTGCAATAAAGTTAATTAAAGAGAGTGGTTATTGGATTTACAGATACGAAGGAATTTATGACTGTGATGGCAATATCCTTCAACAAAACTCCGATATTTCAAGCGTACTAGAAGTTACCAGCGGAATAATCCCCACAACTGGCTGGTCGCCTAGCCTCACCATCACCGCCGCTTGATGAACATTCCGCTAGTCATCCTCTGCCTTGCCTTTGCCTCCTGCTCACCTCGCAAGCAGGATAACAATGCTTTACCAGTTTATTCGGACATGGGTGCAGCATCTGACCTTGGGCAAACCAAATGAGCGAAGACCAAGTCTGGAATATGGAAGTTAGGCTCGCTAGGATGGAAGAGCGTCAGGTTCAGCTTTACGCTATGGTCGAAAGGTCACTTGCTTTCCACGGGGATGTTGCTAATAGATTGAGTGCGCTGGAACACTTGCGGACGAAGGTTCTGGCTGTAGCTGGAGTCGTTGGGCTGGCTTGCTCAATGGCCTATGATGTCCTAAAAAGCCGCTTTTCTAACTAGGGGAACACTAAATGCCTACACTTGGTACACAGAATATTAGCACTAGCTATCCACAGCTTCTCAAGACCTTTGGGACTGGCGGGCTGGATGGCACGCTACAAGTCGTTACCGATGGGGATAACACCTCCTCGGCTCTGTCTGTGTCCACCTCTGGCGTGGCCAGCACCGGCACTTTTGAAGTGGTGGGAACCAGCCTGCTGACGGGTGCAGTCACCTTTGGCACTAGCTTCACCGCCTCTACTGGTACAGCCACAATTGGCGCAGCGGTTATTGGTGCGACTACCTTCACAACTGGCTTTACCTCTTCTACTGGCACGAACACTTTGGGAACAGCGTCAATTGGCACAGCGTCAATTGGCACAGCGTCGATTGGGACGGCTACGATTGGGACAGTTTCTGGCGCAACTATCTTTACCACTGGCTTTACCTCTTCTACTGGTACAAACACGCTAGGCACAATTGCCTCGACCACCTTTACCAGCACTGGTCTTGCGACAGTTGGTACTCTGAAAGTTGGTGCATCTGGTCCAAGCCTTACGGCGGTAACATTTGCAACCGCAGCTTATGCTGGCGCAACAGTATTGGATATTGACCACGCAACAACAGGATCGAATGTAAGCACTGGCACGCTTGCGGCATCTGGAGTTGTTCTTGGCGATATGGTCATTGGCAGTATAAATTCAATTGGATCTACAACTGGAGCAACGCCTGCTGGATTATTGCAAGACTTTAGGATTGAATCAGCGGGTGTATTGCGTTTTACAATTTTCAATTCCACCCAAACAACCGGCACAATTCCAGCAGGAACAATCTTCGCAACCGCACTAAGGTTTACGGCTTAATTTTATGGCAATGATAGATCGCAACTTTACCTTCGCAACCAACGGCACGGTTACTGCCAATGATTTGCACAACCTAATTGATTCAGCCACGATTTACCAGGATCTCATTACCGGCCAAGTTCCAATCACCAGCGTTGGCACAAACTATGAGTTATTGATTGCTGATGGAACTAACCCCAACGCCGCACCCAATGCGGTCACGGTGTATGACTTGTTTGAGGATGCACTGACTGCTGGTACTTATACCAACGCTAACATCAGCGCAGCGTTAACCTACGGAACTGCTACGGGAACTAGGTTGGTTTCCGCCAACGCCACAATCACGACTGGCACGATTACGACTGGGGTGATACCTACGTTAACCTCATCTACAGCCACATTTGGCACGACTACATCGACAGCGGCTACGATTACCAGCGGAACAGTCACCAACTTGGCCAGCACTACTGGAACGATTGCTACGCTTAACAGCACAACTGGAACTATTGCTACACTCAACAGCACCACTGGAACGATTGCTACTCTTAATAGCACAACTGGCACAATCACCAATCTTTCCACCACCCTTGCTGGTGATTTCACAATCAGCAACGGAACTGGAACACTTGGAACAAGCGGCGGTGATGGTGAGGCTAGGCGACCAGCCAGTTGTGGGGATTATTCCGCTGGTAACTTCTAGTACGCTTGAAATATCGGAGTTTTGTTGAAGGATATTGCCATCACAGTCATAAA